TGGGCTGCCTCTGCATCTGCGGCATCCTGGGCCGCAGCGGATGCGCTCCCCGCCGCCGCCGTGGCGCTCGCCTGGGCTTTCCCTGCGTCCTCCGCCGCGCTGGCAGCAGAACCCTGGGCCGCGCTGGCCGCGCTCTCTGCCTGCCCCTTGGCAGTCTGTGCGGCGGTCTGTGCAGTCTCTGCTGCCGTCTTTGCGGTGGCCGCGTCGGTGGCATCCTGGGCCGCCGCAGCGGCGCTTTTGCCCGCCTGGGTGGCCTGTGTGGTTGCTACCCCTGCCGCGTCCTCCGCCGCGCTCTGGGCCGTCTCGGCTGCCTCCTGTGCGGTCTCCGCCGCCTCCTTGGCAGCGGTGGCCTGGGCCAGGGTTGCGGATACCACCGCGCCCTGCAGGTCGTTGATGTCCATGAGCGTGTTCCACTCGTCGCTCTCCACATACTTCCACTCCAGGGTGTTGGTGTCCTCGTTGTAGCGCAGCTCGATTTTCTCGCCCTTCAGGGTCTCCAGCCACTCCTCCTCGGTGCCGGAGAAGCCGTGCTTTACCGCCAGCCCATAGGCCGAGATGTAGTAGCCGTGCCAGTCTCCGCGCCCGTTGCTCATAGTAATCCCTCCTCGTGTGCGTCCGCCGGACAGTAATTGAGGGCATACCACCGCATGAACTCCCCGAAAAAGCTGTTGAACATCTGCATGGTGTTCTGGTACTTTTTGTACTCGCCGTTGGCAAAGTCCACGCGGGCGGCCAGGTATGCCTGGTACAGCTTGTCGTGGGGCGGGTCTACCAGCAGCACCGTGTCCTTGTCCTCGGTGTAGTCATACCGGATGACCTCCACCGGCGCGAACAGGAACACCTCCGTCTGCACCATCCCCTCCACCTCGTTCAGCCACGCCGTCTTGGTCTCGTTGGTAAATGCGTTTGGCTTGATGTCATCCACGATCTGAATGACCTGGGATACCGTCATGGCCTTTCCTCCTTCCCGGTATGAGAATAGCCGGGCAGCGGCTGCCTGCCGCCGCCCGGCTGGGTTCTCCTTGGTCAGGTGGAGCTGATAAGCTCGGTTCCGCCGCTCACGCCGCCCACAGCGAAGGCGCGCCAGTCGTTGAAGCCAGCGATGAACCGGGCGTAGCCCTTCCACACGTTGGCGTCGTTGCTGGCCAGCTCGCTGCGGATTTCCAGGTTCACGCGGTCAAGCCACACCGCGCCGCCGTACTCCTCGTTGTACTTGCTGTCGCCCAGCACCCAGGGCTTCGTGCCCTTGGTGATGAACTGGTTGAGGTACGGCCACACGATGATGTTCCACCGCCCGAACTGGTAGTTAAACCCGTTGTTGGCGGTGTCCGGGTCTTTGTCCGCGCCCACGGCAGCGAATACATCCCGCTTCAGCTGGTAGTCGTTGGGAATCAGGATGGTGTCCGGGGCAACGTCCAGAATTTCCCCGTTGTCCCCCTGGAAGCCCTGCATCTCCGTCTCCACGGCGGAGAGGGCATCCACGCTGAAGGCATCGGAGAACTGGTTGCACTGGGTTGCCTTGCCCAGCTTGGAGGGGTGAGCCGTGTCGAACAGGCCCTTGCCGTCCGCGCACTTGGCGTCGAAGGTCTTCCCGTAGAACTTCATGCTGGTGGCCTTGGTGATGGCCGCGCCGAAGAGGGCCGCGCCGAACCGCTCGCGGGTGCGGTAGTAACCGGCCACGAACCCGGCGGGCTGCTTCTTCAAGTCCATGAGCTTGGCGTCCTCCACGATTTCGCGGGACAGGGAGAAGCTGTTCTTCCAGGTCATGTGCTCCAGGAACTTGTCGAAGCCCTCCTGCATACCGTCCACGGGGTACTCGCCGTTCTCGCCCACGGGCTGGAAGCCCTCCATGGCGGTCATGGTGGTGAACTTCTCGCCCCAGTGCTTGCTGGTGCCCACGCTGAACAGCTCCTTCACCATGGAAGCCTGTTCAAACGCCTCGCCCCGCTTCTCCAGGAACATCCGAATGGGGGCCTGGGACTTGCCGAAAATGCTGTCCTGCAGGCCGCTGCCTTCGGTAAAAGTGATGTTAGCCATGTGATTGTCGTCTCCTTTCCTCGATTATCTCTGCGCTTTAGGGGAAGCGCACCCGCACCTTGTCGCCCACGGCGGTGCCGTCCATGCCCACCACCTCGGCCACGCCGCTGGTCTTGGTGGCCGTCACCTGCAGGCCGTCGGTGTGCAGTGTCACCTTGTCGCCCAGGTTCACGGCGGTGGCCGCCGCCTGGAAGGTGGTCTCGAACATCATGTCGGGCAGCACCCGCATAACCGGGATGATGTCGCCCGCCGTGCAGGCCGCCTCCTTCTCAATCATGCTCACGTAGGTGGGCACGTTGCTGCCGGTTGCGATGGCCAGGTTGCCGCCGCTCTGGATAAGGGCCATGCCCACCTTGGGCGTGATGGCCCCGCAGGGCAGGTACTCGATGCCGGGCACCCGCCCGCCTTCTACCTGCTGAATCAGAAAAGCCATATAGCTCGCTCCTTTCCGTCATTTCTTGTGGTTTTTCACGTACCTGTTGTAATGCTGCTGGATTTCCGCGTCGGTGGCGTCCGGGTTGAAGGCCAGGTACTCCGCCTTCACGTCCGCCGGTACGCTCACAGCCCCCGCGCCCCGCTGGGTGGTGGGGGAGAGGTGCTGCTTGCCCTGGGCGGAGTTGATGGCCGCCTGCCTGCTGGCCGCCGCCGCGCGCCCGGTCAGGGCCTCGTAGTTGGCCAGCTTGAAAGCGTCGGTCAGGGTGTTGCCCCGCTTCACCAGCTCGTAGAACTTCGGGTAGGTCTCCATCTTGGCCAGGTCTTTCAGCTCCTGGATAGAGGGGTCAAGTGCGGAGATTTCCTTCAGCTGCTCCTCCACCTTCAGCTTCGCCTGCTGCTCCCTGGCCTGCCGGGCCGCCGTCTCGGCTGCCGCCTGGGCCTCTTTGGCCTGCTTCACCTCCGGCAGGCCCTGGACGAACTCCCGGAACTCGTCGTCGGACATCCCGCTCTTCTTCAGGAGGCGGGCCTTCCGATCTGCCTCCAGGCGGGTGCGGTACTCGTCGTACTCCGCCTTGCTGGTGATGGGCTTCTTGGTGTAGGGGTTGGACAGTCCGCTGTTGCGGAACGCCTCGTCGATGGTGCGCTGGGCCTCGGCCTGGGCGTCCTGCCTGGCCTTGGCGATGGCAGCGTCCCGCTCGGCCTCCGCCTTCCGGCGGGCGGCGGCGAACTGGGCGTTCTGCTCGGGCGTCTGCTGCTTCTGGCCGTCATCCTGGCCCTCCGGGCTATCTCCCCCGGCGCTCTGGCCGCCGTCCTCGGCTCCCTCTGTGGTCTCTTCCTGCTGCTCGACAACCGCAGGTTCGGCGGGTTCCTGCTCGTTTGCGCCTTGCGCGGTGGTATCGGCGGACGGTTCGGCGGGTTCCGTCACTTCTGCGCCTTCAGCGTCGATACCAAACAGCGCGCCGTAGTCGATGTCGTCCATGGTCTATGTGCTCCTTTCGGATTTTTACGCTTTTCCATGCGAAGTGTGGGGCAATCTGTCCCGGCCTGTCACAGCCGCCGGGCCGCTGGCAGATGGCGTTACTTGCCGCCGCGCAGGTCGGTTCCGGTCTTCACCGTGCTGGTGCCCTTCTTGCCGCCGGTTGCGACGGGGGCCTTGACCTTCTGCGCGCCCGTGTTCTGGATGCTTCCGATGTAGCCGCTCTTCTTGTCAGCCATGTCCGTGTCCCCCTTTCTTCGGTGATGCTCCTATGAACCGCCGGAAGGGCAGCGGGTGCCCCAGTCCCGCCGCCCCCCAGCGTAAGGAGGCCAGGCTATACCTGGATGTGTGGAAGGTGTCTATGTTCAGACGGCTCCGGCCTGGGCCGGTGCTGCGGTCTGCTGGTTGGCTGCGGCGTCCCGCGCCGCGTCCTGCTGGGCCTGCTGGATGACTGCCTGGGCGGTGGCCGCGTCCACGCCGCCTCCGCCGCCGTCCTGTTGTACCTGCTGGACGGCCTGGCCCGCCGCCTGGGTCTGCCGCTGGCGCGCCATGGCCTGCATTTGCATCTGCTGCATTTGCGCCTGCATCCGCTGCTGCATCATCTGGCGCTGCAGCTCCTCCTCCAGGTAGGCCCGCGTCTCGCTGGCCCCCGGATAGTGCAGCATCTCCATCTTCGTCCAGAAGAGAATGAGGGTCTGCAGGCTGGTGGGGTCTCCGAAGGCCCCGGTCTGCAGGTTCATGCGGGTCTCCTGCCACATGGCCTCCCGGTTGCTGGCCAGCGGGGCCGAAGTATCGCAGCTGAACAGGAAGTCATCAATCCAGTGCCAGTCCCCGGCCTCGTCCTGCTCCAGGAAGTCGTAGCGGTTGAACTCCTTGTACTCCGGCTCTCCCCGGATGTTGCTGGACACCACCGGGCGGGGTTCGTCCGCGTAGGCCAGCTTGAACTTGAACATGGCCTCGAAGAGCTGGGAGTAGGTGAAGTCCTTCATCACCCGCTTGCTCTCCAGGCGTCCCGCGCTCTGTGCCGCCGCGAACTCCTTGGCCTTTCCGCTGGTGGCCGTGCTGTCCGTCCGGCCCTGGAAGCTGTCCGTGATGCCGATGACCTGCCGGGCCTCTTCGTAGACTTGGGCCAGGTATACCAGGTCTTGCTCCACGTTGCCCTGCAGGTCGTACACGTCAATGAGGGCCTTGGTGGCCGCGTTTCCTGGCCGGATGACCTTCATGTCGTCGGCGTCCACCTTGATGCTGGCGTCGTCCGGCAGGGTGATGTAGCTGCCGCTCTTCAGCAGCTTGTCGATGATTTTGGCCTCGATGCGGTTGGTGGTGTTCTGCTGGTCTGCGATTTTGTCGATGTCGCTGTCCCCCAGGAACTTCCCGTACACGCTCACGTTCCTCTGCAGGATGACCGGGTAGATGTCCGGCTTGTAGAAGGGGATGCGCGTCGGCTCCTCCACCACCGTCACCACCGGCAGGCCCAGCTCGTCCACTTCGGTCTCACTGGGCACCGCCATGCGGGTGGCTCCCGGTATCGTGCTGCCGTCGCTGCGGGTGATAGGGAAGTAGACCTCCTCGAACTCCTCGGTGCTCTCCTCCCACTGGCTGGCCCCGCAGTAAGGGCAAACCTTCCGGTTCCCCCGGATGGTTGCCGTCGGCCTCTGCCCAGGCTCCCGCTCGTTCTGGTTCTGTCCCTCAAGGTCTGCCTCCAGCACGCTGGCCCCCGGCGTCCCCGCCGGTTCCATGCCGGGCAGCAGCCCGTTGATGGCCGCGTCCTGGGCCGGGTTGGCCTCCAGTGGTTCCACCGCGCCGCATTTGGCGCACCGGCGCAGCCGCCTGGCCTGGTAGTCCTCCAGATCTTCCAGTTGGGTGTCGTTCACCCAGGAGTACAGTCCGATGCCCCCCTCGTCGTTGCGGTAGTAGGCGATGTACTGCGTCACCATGTCGTCCGCCGTGGTGTCCCCGTCGCTGCCTTTCACGTCCGGCTCCTGTTCGGTCTCGTCCGACACGTCCACCCCGTACTTCCGGCGGATGTACTCCTTGGTCTGCGGAATTTTCAGGATGATGTAGTCCATGTCCTCGATGCCGGTGTACACACCGTCCTGGGGCACGATTTGCTTCGGGTGCAGGGTGGAGACCGCCAGCTCCCCCACGCTGGTGTGGCTGCGCCGGGTGTTGTCCCACTCCACCAGGAAGGCCGCGCCTCCCTGGATGGGGACGGTGCGCTCCATCATGTCGTTCAGCTGCTCAAAGGGCTGCCTGTCCAGCTCGTTGCGCAGCATATCCTCGATGATTTTGGCCCTCCACTCGTCCTGCTTCCGGCGTGGCGTCACCTTGGGCTGGGGGATGTTGCTGTCCGTCTGCGCCTCAATCAGCTCCGCGCAGATGTTTCGGACGTGTGGCGTCTCCCGCTTCCGCTCTCCCTGTACGATGGGGAGTATCTGCATACTGCCCTTGTACAGGGTCTCCCGGTCATCCATGCGCCCTTCTTCGGCCTCATAGGCCGCCATGTTGCGCTGCAGCCGCTCCTGCCAGATGCGCAGCTTCTGCTTGTCTGTCTTTTTCCGTGGCATGATGTCCTCCTATCGCTTCGGGGTTCCCCAAATTTTTTTCAGGTACTCCCGCTCGCTCTTGCTGGCCCGCTCGTAGTCCTCCCACTGGCTGGCCGTCCAGGTCACGCCCTCCGCCGCCGAAGTCTCCCGCAGATAGGACTGCTGCGGGCGGATGTAGTGGGCGATGGCCAGGGCCATGATGCAGTCGTCGTGCGCGCCCTCCTCGGCCTGGGGCTTCCAGTCCTCCCCCCGGACGAAGGTAAGCATCTCCTGCAGGGTTGCCTCGTCGGACACGATGCTCATGTCCTCCCGCGTGGCCTTGATAAGCTCGGAGATGATGACCGGGCGGGTCTTTGTACTCGTCCAGAAGCCGAAGCTGTGCTTCACCGCGTGGGTGTAGTCGTCGATGGTCTCCCGGACGTACTGCTTTGGATACCCCAGGCGCTCCAGCTCCATCACCGGGTAGGTGCTCCAGTTTGCCTCTACGCCCACCAGCGCGGTGTTGTACCAGATGCCCAGGCAAAACACCTGCCGGGCATAGAGGTCTTCGTCGAACTGGTGGCGCAGGGTGGCTACCTGTGCGCCGGTGCGGTTGTCCAGCACCTGGGCCACGAAGCTGTCGCTGCCCTCACCGGCGGTATCCCCGCCCAGCACATAGGGCACGCCCGGTTCCGGCTCCCTGTAAACCTTGATGAAGCCGTCCTCGTCGTCCACCCAGCGGATGTCCGTGAGCTGCAGGCCGTCGTCCTGGTACTCGAAGTAGCCGGTGCGCGCCGGGCGGATGTGCAGCTCCAGGCGCGCCATGACGGCCTTGGCATTGAACACCGTCTTTCCGGTGACGCCCCACATTCCCAGGCAGTATACCGTGTAGTAATACTCGTCGGTCTCTTTGAACGCCTCCAGCGTCCGCTTCGCCTCCGCGTCCAGAAAGCGGTTGTCCTTGTAGGTGCTCTCGTGTGTGCGCGCCCGCGGGTCTTTCCGGTCGAAGAACCGCTTCTTCAGCCAGTGCAGGATGCTCACCGGGTTGAAGCTGATGATGATTTGCTTGTAATACTTGGTCTTTCCCCGCAGGCGGATGTCCAGCTGGTTGAAGTCCCCCTCCAGCAGCTCGCTGGCCTCTTCAATCCAGATGCCCGTGATGTTGAAGATGGACTTCAGCTTCTCCACGTCGTCCAGGCCCGCGAATAGGATTTCGCTGCCGTTGGCGAAGGAGATGACCATATCGCTCTTGTTCACCTTGTAGCCGCAGTCCGGGTAATACTCGGCCAGTTGGTGCAGCAGCTGCTTGAAGCAGCTCTCCCGCAGCGTCCTGGCCACCTTCCGGCACACCAGGAAGCGGTGCCCCGGCTCACTGGTGGCCCGCTCCAGTATCTTGCGCCCGGCGAAGATTGACTTTCCGCTGCCGCCGCCGCCCTTCAGCACCAGGTAGCGGTGGGTATCCGCGAAGAGGGGCATGAAGGTCTCGTTGTTGGTCTCCCGCAGCCGGTTGTACCAGACGGCCAGCTCATAGAGGCGGTCTACCTTGGCCAGATCGGAGCGCGTCACGCCTCCTCACCGTCCTCCGCCAGGTACTCCGGCAGCTCCCCGATGTCCTCCTGGGCCTGGGCGATGGCGGCCAGCTTGTCATATAGGCTCATGCCCTCGGTCTGGATGCTCTTCCGGGTCTTGTCGCCCAGCTCCACCTCCTGCTTCTGCCTCCAGCCGTAATTGTTCTGCAGGTTGAAGATGATGCCCTGGACACCCTTCTCCCGCGTCAGCAGCTGCTCCTCCAGCCACGCCTCGATGCGGCCCCGTGTCAGGGCCGTCACCTCCCGGAACTCCGGGTGCAGCTCTCCGTCGCAGTAGTTCTGCCAGGTGCTCCGGTCAATGCCCAGGTGGATGCACAGGGCGCTGATGGACGGGGGCACCACGAACTGCAGCTTGTGGATGGCCTCGCCGGCGTCGTTGTATATCACTGCCCCGGTCAGGTCTTTCAGCTCGATGGTGCGGCTGATGGATCTGAAATAGCCCTCGATGGCGTCGGCCAGGGCCTTTTTGCTCTTGTATTTCTTCGGTCTTCCGGTCTTCATGCCGCCGCCCTCCCTCCGGCGCTTCAAGGTTCCCGCGCGTGCGTGCGCGCGTCACGCGCGCTTGTCGTGGGGAAAAAGTCTCTCTCACGGGTACACTGTACAACAGAAAATGCGTCGCGGAGTGTCATCTTTCTCTCCGTGTCATATTCCCTGCCCCAGGAAAAAGAAAAAGCGGGGCAGCCGCAGCTGCTCCCGCTCGTGGTAGTTCCTGTCATAGCTTTTCCGGGAAGTTCTCGTAGTATCTCCGCACCGCCCGGTACAGGGTCTTCTTGCTCAAATAGTGCTTCATGGCCAGGGCTGTCGCCGTGGTGTCCGTGGTTACAAACTCGAAGAGCGCCTGGTAGTGCTCCCCGCCGCACTGCAGGCACAGGTTCAGGATGACCTGCTGGTCTTCCGGCGGAAGGTTTTTATACATCCGGGACACGAAGTAGATATAGCCCTGCCGGTCATAGTCCACCTTCACCCCGCGCTTATATCGAAACATCGTGCCCGTCCTCCTCGTCAGTCTTCTGCCCCCTGGAAGCTCTCCTGCACCTTCCCGCCCCGCAGCTCGAACTCCACGATGTGGAACCTCCCCAGCGGGTGGATATACACCACCGTCCCAGTCATGGGCTTCTGCCCCTTTTTCCCGTCCGGCTCTGAAAAGCTCACCGGGTATCGCGTCACCTTCTGCCCGATTTTCACAGCGCCTTCCCTCCGTGCCGGTAGGGGCGGCCCTTGTTGTACGCCAGTTTCATGCGCAGCAGCTCGTCCACGTCCACGCCCTCCATGGCGCACCAGTCCAGGATGCGCAGGATGCAGTCTATCATCTCCACCGCCACGCCCTCCGTCTTGCAGCCCGTCTCCCCGGCTGGGGCCGGGTGGTCGCAGCTTCCCTCGAAGGTGCAGTGTCCGCAGCAGCCATGCACCAGCTCCTCTCCATCCCGGTATGCCTCCAGGGCCTCGGACAGCTCGCTGTGGCACAGCGCAATGATGTCCCCGAAGGTGGGCGGCCCATCCCACCAGCCATGCTCCACCGCGTTCTGGTGTACCTCCGCCGCCAGCCGGTTCAGCTGCCCCGGCTTCTGTCCCCGTAGCAGCCGCTCGATGGCGTGCTCCAGATCTGAAAAGTCCCGGATGCGCCCCGCCTGGTAGTCTTCCTGCAGGTCTCTCGCTGTGTAGGTCTTTTCCACGTTCATACCTCCCGTATCGTGATGTTGAAACGCTCCTGCATGAGCTTGCGCTTGATGATGTACTTCTGCGTCCGTGTGGCCCGGCTCTTCACGTCCTCCACCACCGGCTCCCAGCGCACCTCGCTGGTGCTGGGGCCGTCGTCGTGCAGGATGCTGCAGTGTACCCGTTCCTCGTAGCAGAAGTCCGCCTGGTAGCGGATGGCCCGCACCCGCTCGCCCTCCGGCGTGGTATATGCCTCCTGCAGGGTGAAGTCCTGCTGCAGCCGCAGGTTCCGTATCTCTCCGGCATGGAGGCGCGCCAGCAGCACCTCGTACCTCCGTGCCTCCTTCCTGGAGGCAAAGCGGATGCCCAGGTGTTCCGTCTCCTCGTTGTGGTATTTTGGCGCGGCCCGCTTCTGCTTTCGCAGCTGCTCCTGCTGCAGCTTGGCCACCGCCTGCTGCTGTGCCCGCAGGGGCAAGTCTTCCAGCCGTATGGCCACGGCTATCGCCTCCTTCGCATCTCGATGTTCACATAGCGCCCCCGGTTGATGTTGTTCCGGGTGAATGTGGCCTCCGTCAGGGTGAATCCCTCGTACCGCTCCTCGAAGTATTGCCAGGCCGCCTTCTTCTCGATGGCGTCCTCCATCTCCTCCAGGTCATCCATGGTCACGGCGCTGTCCCGCACCACCGGCTCCGGGCGCACCAGGTTCTTGCTCTGGTTCCACCGCTTGTAGAACAGATGGTCTTTTGCCACATACCTGGCCAGTCCCGTGATACCGTCCTCTTTGAACTGCAGGCGCTTGCTGTTGGCATAGCCCTTTCCCCATAGCTTCTCCAGGGTGTCCCGGTCAACCCCGCCGGACATGATGATGTGATGGTGGATGCGCCCGCTCTTCTTGCCCACCTCTGTGCAGGAGAGATACTTCAGCGGCGGGAGGCCCATCTTCTTGCGCAGGCGCTTCACCCGGCGGATGTAGTTGTACAGGTCTCGCTGGGCCTGCTCCTCGTCCTCCGGCAGCTCGTCGTATGTAAGATGCAGCGCGATGTCGTCCTCGGTGAAGTTGGCATGGGCCAGTCTGGTGATTTTCTTCTCCGCGTTCTTCTGGTTCAGCTTCTCCTGGATGGCGCTGGTGGGCTTGCACCTGGCCCGGCGTTTCCCGGCAGGCTGGAAGACAGGGTATATGTCCGCGTCCATGTAATCGCCGCAGACATAGACGCTCTCCCGGATGAAGTATCTGCCCCGGTACATCCCCGCCGCCTCCTTCCTGGTCAGTAAGTTAAGATTGGTTACAAGCCTTAATTCGCGCGTGCGCGCGCGAATTATAATAGGTATATCTTTTTGTCGAAGCGTTCCGCTCTGTCCTCGGCTCCTCCGAAGGCATAGCGCAGCGTTCCGTGGGGGAGGCCCCAGGTGGTCGGCCTGGGGCCTGTCCTCATTCTCCCTGTTCATATCCCTCGCACCAGGCCGGTGCGGCGCATCCGTAGATGACGCCCCGGTGCCCTGTGGGGAATATCTGTGTCACCCGCCCCCGATACTTCCCAGGGTGCAGGCACCGCAGCGCGGTCTTCTGGTTCGGCCAGTCCTCCTCGCCGCTGTGATGGCAGTTGTCGCAGCTGCCACGCGCCCGAAGCTCCCGTTCAGTCATCCGCCCCACCCATCCTCTCGATGGTGCAGTCGCGGGCAATCTGTGTCCACCGCTGCTTCCATTCCTTGGAAGCCCTGGTCAGGGCCTTTAGCCGATCTGGCGCGATGACCTCCACGGTGCCCAGCTCCGGGTGCGTCACCTTCCATCTGAACATCTGCTCCATGGTCAAGCCTCCAGCTGGCAGGCCCTCGCCTCGATGCGCGCCACCTTGATGGTGCCCTTGGCGCTCACGCTGATGCTGGCCTTCCCGTGGTCAACCGTCTGGATGGTGGTGCTACGGATGGTGCCCGCCGCCGCCAGCTCCACCAGACTGCAAAGGGCCTCTACGATTTCGTCCTCCACCGGGTCAAAGGAAAACCGTTCGCACCCCGGCCCCCACAGCTCCCACACCCGGCGCTTGGCGTCCGCGATGCGCTCCCGCAGGTTCCGCTCCAGGGTGGCCTGGGTGCATTTGCAGTGCTCCGTCACCCAGGCGTCCGCCTCGTCCTGGTTGTCCATGCCCGGCGGCTGCTCCGCGCTGATTTGCCCGCAGTACCGGCACGCTCCGATGAAGACCATGTTCCCCTCGTCGTTCACAGTCTCCCCCTCACTTCCTGCAGGACGCCCACCAGCTCATTCAGCCGCCGCCCCAGCCAGTCCACCACCGCATCCACGCTCTCCGGCTCCTTCTCCACGTCAGCGTCTCCGTTCAGCCCGCCCTGGCCGAAGAGGCAATCGTGGATGCCGTATGCCTGCTGTGTGGCCTCCGCCGTCATGTTCCGCAGGGCCTCCAGACGTTCCCGCAGGTTCGGCTTCTGCGCGCTGGCCATGCAGGCGCACGCCCGGGCTGCGTCCTGGGCGCAGTTGGAAAGGTCGTTCATCTTTTCATGTACGTACATTTTCGTCTCCTCCTTTATCTCTTTGGGATGAACATATCCCAGTGTTCGCAGTCGTCCCGGTCAAACCCGTCGGTGTAGTCGATGCTGAACTGGTCTCCATCCGGCAGCAGCTCACAGCTTCCGTCCGACTTCTTGTGTCCGCAGTTGGCGCAGCAGTGCGGAACGTATCCCTCAGTCGTCTCCCACCGCCGCTCCAGTTTTTCCACATAGGCGGCCTCCGTGTGGACAAGCTCCTGTATCCTCCGCAGCACATCCTCCGGCGTGTGTCCGTCCCACTTCGGCGCGGTTTCCAGCTCCCGTACCCGGAACAGGTTCCAAAAGTCTCCCCGGCAGTGATAGGTAGCCTGTCCATCCGGCGTGTCGATTCCCGCGATGAACCAGCCCTTCTCCATGGTGCCGTCGAAGTGCTTCGTGGACTTCCAGGCCCGCCCAGGGAACAGGTTGCACAGCGCGGCGAACAGCTCCGTCCGGTGCCGGTACAGCTCGTTGAACGTGTGGTAGCCGTCCGAAGTCTCCCCGGTTGCCTTCACGCTCCCATCTACGCCCACCTCCTGGATGGTTCCCCGGTGGATGCCCTCCGCGATCAGCAGCAGCCGGTCAATGGCCTCCTCGTAGTCCTTCTCCAGGCGCTCCACACAGTCCACCATGCCCTCGTCCCCGTAGGGGCAGCCGTGGTGTTCCTCGGTGCTGCAGACGCGCATCGCGCACTGCCTTGCCAGCACGATGACCTCCCGCTCGGTCAATGGTTTCACCGCTCTTTCACCTCCTCCAGCATCCCGGCTTCCATCAATTCCTGAAATGTGAGCGTGTGGCACTCCCATCCATGCACCCGCTCTCCTCCGTCATCGTAGGTGTGCCAGTCATCTCCCAGCCTCACATTCCCGTATGCGCAGGACAGGAACAGCCGGTGAAAGTAATCTCCCGCCCGGAAAATCAAGCCATAGTCCCGCACACGGTGGTACTTGATAAACTCCACCCGGCGCATCGGCTCGATGTCCGGCCAGAACTTCTTGGCCAGGTTGTAGAACTTGGTCTTGTTGGCGGTCAGCCTATACTTCGCCATGCAGCTCACCCCTCCTTCTGAAAGCGGCGCGGACACCAGCGCGGGGAGGTCTTGGCTTTCGGTTTTCTGCTTCCGCACTCCGTGAACCCGATGAAACAGGCCAGGCGGTTCGGCCTCGGATAGAGCTTGTTGAAGGTCTCCAGCGCCAGCGGGTGCTCGCACATACAATCCCCGCGCGGCATCCCCCTGTTGTTCCCGTTGCATCGTGCCCAGCCTGTCACTCTCATGTACCCGCAATCCGCGCATACAGGCGGTTTTCTTCTCATGCTCTTGCCCCCATCACTCGGTCAAGCAGCCGCTCGTACATGGTTCGGATGGTCTCCAGCTCGCAGCGTGTGCGCTCCAGCTCCCGCTGCTCCGGTGTCGGTGCAGGAGTACCCCCCCCCGCAGATTTTCCGGTTCCGTCCCGCCGCCGATGTCCAGGGCCACCATGATGCCGATGTCCAGCCTCTGCATCTCCTGGGGCGTCAGGTGTCCCACGAAGTTGCCCAGTCTGGACTTGTCCACCGTGTAGATGTGCTCGCACATGGCCGTGCTCGGCCTGGGTGTGCTGCGGATGCAGACGTGCTCCGGCAGCTCCCGGTGCTGGGATGCGCTGCAGTAGACCACCTGGACAGTCTCCGCCGCCTCGTTGTGGTCATCCCGGCTCACGATGATACCTGGCCTGCTCTTCATCATCTCGTGGCCGGTCACGCCCTCGTCGTTGATTTCGATGTAATAGATGTCCCCGCGTTTCATGGTCTTCCTCCTCACTTCAGGCTTTTGGCCCATCTCGTCTTATTGCAGGTCGGGGCGTGGTCTTCCCTTGGCCTGCTTTTGCATGACCAGCTTCTTCCTGCTACCAGTGCCTCCTTCTCCCACCCGGCGGCCTTCAGGCTCGTGCCAGGCTCTTCTTCGAGAATATAGGTGATGATTTTTTCATACCCCATGGCAGCCGCAATCCTCGCGGCCCTCGCGTATAGGAAGCTGCAGGCGTTGTCCGCCCCGTCCGTACATAGTCGGATTACTTCGCAGGTCTTTCCGTCATCCAATGCTCTGGCCACTGGACGCCCTACCTGTGCAATTCCCACCAGCTTCCCATCCATCTGCGCTCCTACCCTGAACAGGTCTCCCCGTGCAGGCGGATGGTGCCGGTGCATTTCCTTTACAAATTCAGCCGCCCTCTTTTGCGTCACGGGTACAGCCTTTAACTTCCGCACTCTTCACGCCTCCCCGGCCCACTGCTCTGCCATGGCCCTCGCTATCCCCGGAAATGTTTTTGCTCTCCGTTTCGGGTCTCTGTTTGAATGTACCTTGTACCTGGTGTATATAGCCGGGTCTCTGTTCGCGCTGGTTGCCCCTACCCAAAGGCCCACCGGCTCCACCACCTTTGTCGGCTTCAGCTCCGGCAATCCCTTCAGCCACAGGAATGTCCTCTTTTTCCATGGGTCTCCAAACTGGTACGGCTCTATATGCTGTGTGTACCTCGGAAGCCCGAAGCATTTCATCTGCGCGGGGTTTTCTACCGCAATCCTTTCGCAGTCCGCCTCCAGAAACGCTCTGAAAAAGCGTGCAGCCTCTATCCCTTTCTCGTAGCGTTCCAGATCTTTGATGCTCCCGTCCTTGTTGAACAGTCGGACAGCTCCAGCCGAAGTCAGGTATGTGCACGGCGGAAACGCGATTATCATGTCCCACTTCATCTTCAGAAGCTCCAGGGCGTCCACTTGAAGGTGGTATTCAGGGTGCCCCCCCCCGCACGAAATTACGTCGCAGCTGTACGCTTCGTGTCCCAGCCGCCGCAGTTCATTTGCTACGGCCTGGCTTTCTTCGCACGCCACCAGGACACGCATCGCCTTCACCTCTCATACGGCGTCTCCAGCCTCCAGTCCCAGTCCGGGCCGCCCTCGAACTCCCGCCGGAAGTAGTTGTGCTGCCCGTCTCCCTGGAAGTAGCAGTAGTCCGCAGGCAGCACCCGGCCCACGTCGGTCTCTCTGCCCTTCTCCAGCTGCCAGCGCTCCAGCACGTCCATGGCCAGGTCATACAGCTCCGGCAGCACGGGGTGCTCCGGTGAGTATCCGATGAACTGGTGCTCCTGTGTCACCACGCCGATGATGTCGTCCGGCCACAGCCCGCTCTCGTCGTCCACCCGGTTCAGGATGCACCAGACCACCGCCGCCTGCTCCGTGGTGGAGCACCCCCGCGCTTCCCCGTACAGGGCCTTCGCTATGTACTCCGCCTCCTCGGCCAGGTCACTGGCCAACTGGCCGGTTGTGGTATCCGGCAGGGGAGAGGGGGAGATGGTGTTCAGCGTCACCACTGTATTCTGCTGCTCGGCCACCGGCTCCGGCAGCTGCCCCGGCTCCTTCGCCCCCAGGCAGACGCACAGCAGCGCGATGGCCAGCGCGGCGGTCAGCAGGCAGTGAACGCCCTGTATGATGCGCCCCCGGCGCTTCCGGCGGGCAGCCTCTTCCTGCATCCGCCGCCACATCCGGTTCCCGTGAATCGTCACGGTGTATTCTTTCTGCGTCATTGTCCTGCCCTCCTCAATAGGCCGGGCCGCCATATCCATCCTGGGGCGGCCAGCCTCCATACCCAGGCTCCTGGGCGTACCGTTCTTTCTCTTTGGAATCCGCGAAGTAGATGTTCTCCACCACGATTTCCGTGGACTTCTGCTTCTGGTCGTGCTTATCCGTCCAGCTCCTGGTCTGGATGCGGCCCTCCGCCACAGCCATGCGGCCCTTTGTGAAATACTTGGCCACCAGCTCCGCCGTCCCGCTCCAGGCCACCAGGTCGATGAAGTCGGTCTCCCGATCTCCATTCTGGCCCTTGAAGTCCCGCTCGACGGCCAGGGTGAAGCTGGCAACAGCCGTTCCGCTCTGCGTCCGCCGAAGCTCCGGGTCAGCTGTGAACCGGCCCATGATGACCGTCCTATTCAGCATCGCCCTGGCCCTCCTTGGTCTCCTTCATCAGGGCGTCGTGGAACGCCTCCAGCCTGGCCATGTCGTGGGTCAGCGGGTGAAGCAGCCGCCCGTACTGGATGGCAGCGAAGGGCGTGATTTCCTTGCACACCTTGTTGATGAAGGCGTTCATAGCCGTCCTCATGGTGATGATGCACTGCTCCGGCGTCTGCTCCGCCAGCAGCGTGTTCAGGGCTTCAGCCCGCTCTGTCGTCAGCTTTTCCATGCCGTTTTCTCCTTCCGTCACCCGTTGGCTTCAACTTCCCCTTGTTCCTGCGCGCCAGCGCGGCATCCAGGCGGGCCTTGTCGGGGTCATAGATGAACCGCCCGTTCTCGTCCAGCTCGTCCGTCAGGCCCCGGTTGATTTCCCGGTACACGCTGGTCTCGTGGAGGCCCACCGCCGCCGCGATTTCCGGCACCCGGCAGCCCGCCCGGTACATTTCCGCGATGGTGCCCCGCATGGTGTCGTCCATCAGCCGGTACTTCATCCCCGCTCCCTCCCTTCATTCCTTGGATTTTTGGATAAAAAAATATCGCAAGAAGGTGTTAAACCTTTCTTGCGATATATTTTACAGGCTGCCCATGAAAAAAGCAATACCTATCGCAAGATTTTTTGAAAAAATTTTTGTCAGGAGATTTCGGCCAAAAAGTTATCAAAAGCGCGGGCAGCCGTAGTCCCTCCCAGGACTTTCCTGGGATAGTTATTCATCCATCCCGCCGCCGCGATGATTTCCTCGTCCGGCACCAGATCGAAGTCCGTCCCCTTCGGGAAGATGCGCCGCAGCATCTTGTTCAGGTTCTCGTTGGTGCCCCGCTCGTATGAGCTGTACGGATGGCAGTAGTAAACCTTTGTCCGCTTCCCTCCGAAGATGGAACGCTCGATACCGGCGCAGTCCTGGAACTCGCTCCCGTTGTCCACGGTGATGCTCTTGAACACCAGGGGGAACCTGTCGCCCAGACGGCGCTCCAGCGCGTCCAGCTGCGCCACCACGTTCTCCATCTTCGCCCCCATGATGGGCAGAGTGATTTCATTCCTGGTCTTCCGCTCACTCATGGTCAGCACGCACTTCTTGGTCTTCTGCTTCCCCTTCACAGTATCCATCTCCCAGTGTCCCGGCTCCTCCCTCCGGTTGATATGTTCCGGCCTCTGCTCGATGTTCTCCCCCTTCTGGTCTCTCGCCGGGCGGATGTGGTTGTACTGCCGCTTCCGTCTCCCTCTTTCGGGCAGGTGCTTGCTCGTCACCCGCAGGAACACGTTCCCGCTGTTGACGTAGTTGTAGATGGTCTTCTCACAGATGGTCGTGTCGAACTCCAGGCCCTGCTCCCGGATTTCCATGATGATGGCCGCCGGGGAATAATGCTCGTCCGCAATTTTGCGCTCGATGAAGTCAGCCAGGGCAAAGTCCTTCCCCAGCTTGATGGGCCGCCCCTTGGCGGTCTTGTTCAACTCATACTGCTCCTGGGCCTTGTCCGCGCTGTACCGCTCCTCGTATGTCCAGTCGCTCCGCTTGTGCTGGTAGGTGACACCCTTCCGCTTCAGCTCCCGGTACACGGTGGTGTAATGCACATGGATGGCGTCGGCGATGGCCTGTATGCCGTAGCCCTCGTTGTTCATCTTCTCAATCTTTATCCGGTTGGTATAGGTCAGATGGCTGAACTTCGTCGGCTTCTTCTCTTTCTTCGCCTTCTTCATGTGCGCGCCCTCTCTTTCTGCTTCTTGCTTTTTGTTGCGTTTTATTCTAAAGCTGATTAACGCAGGAAGTCAAGCCCGTTTATAGCAAAGCACCCCCTACCGCGAGTAGGGGGTGCTCTTTTATTCTTTTCCCAGCAACCAGTCCGTGGTCACACCCAGGGCAGCAGCCAGCAGCGGAAGCTCGAAGTCCGGCACCAGGCGTTTCCCGGTCTCAATCCGGCTCACGGCCATTTGCCCCATCTGAAGCCCGTCCAGCTGCATCCGCACCGCCAGCTCCTCCTGGGACATCCCCGCCTTCACTCTGGCCTCCCGTATCCGTGGGCCGGAGATATTGCATTTTCCGTCCAGCGTGTATAGCCGCACCCTTGCATCGCCTCCGTTACTCACCTTTCGCATATTCTGCATTGACGATACCACGGAGACGTGATATTTTTATAAAAAAGATGATTAATCGCAAGAAAAAGCAAGGAGGATTTTCCATGAAGTGGCTCGTCCGGGGTGTTGCCCTGCTCATTACCTGCTCCATCTACACGCTGCTGCAGTACGCGGACTTCCTTTTCCTCGGCGGAATCGGCGCGGGGCTTCTCACCATCGCCCTGTTTGGCCTCGGCGTCTGGTTCATCCCCAACCGTATCATCAGGCACATAGAGAAAAAGAAGGCCGCTCCGCCTCCGCCGCCTCCCAGGGAGGCCCACGTCCGCAGGGAAACGCTGTATAACTTCACCGTGGACGGTCAAAGCATCTGCATACCGGAAAGTCAGCTCGCCTCCTTTCAGGCGGCCCAGGAGCGCATCCAGGCAGAACAGGCCGACGCTCTTCCGCCGGAACCGGAACCAGAACCAGCGCCCGCCGCCGATCTAAAACCGGAACCGAAGCGCCGCCCTATTCCGTCCTTCGACAAGGTTGGGTATCAGCTCGGCATCGTCGTGCTTGCCACTCTTGCGCTGCTGTCCTTCATTGGCTCCGCGTCCTCCCGCAGTGATCTGGAAAAGATGGAGGACACCATCGAAGAGCTGGAGTATGAATTAGGCAATTCCTATGAGGAAGGCTATTCTTCCGGGCGTTCCGAAGGCTTCGACGAAGGATACACCGCAGGCGTTGGTGATTATGCTCCAGAGGTCGGCTTCTTCCGGCAAAATGCCTGCATCGTCACAACGTCTGGTAGCAAGTATCACCACTGGGGATGCTACCACATCGCAGGCCGGGACTTCAACATTCTCAACACCGCCCTCGCTGAAAGCTATGGATATGAACCGTGTCAAGACTGCTGGGAAGATGGCCTCTTGATAGATTGGAATGGATAGAGAAGCACCCGCACCGGGAGAACCTGGTGCGGGTGCTTCTCTTTAGTTCCAGTTCATCAGGCCATTCTGCTCCAGCTCCTCCGCCGTTGGCAGCGTGACGCCGCTGCTCCAGTCCATCAGTCCACCGTCGTCTTCCTCTTCCGCGTTCAGGGCGTCGTAGACCTGCTGGCTCACGCTCACGCTGTACGGATTGCTGGACGGCTTCCAGCTCTTGTTCTGCATCTGCCACAGGGCGGCCCGCTGCTCCGTCGTCAGGGGGAGGGAATCCAGTGCCGCTCGTACCTCTTCCTGCTTGAAGCTACCGTTTCCGTCCGCATCGTAGAGGGGCAGCGCCTGCTTGTAGGAGACGTAGGCCCTGGGGGTGACACCCTGCAGGCTTCCCACGCGCAGCTTCTCATACTCGGTCTCCGGCATCAGCTCTCCCATGGCGGTCATCTGCTCGCTTTCCGTCAGATCTGAATTGACCACCACCTGGTACTTCTGCAGGCTCGTCACCTGGTCTTCTCCCTCCAGCGGTTCCAGCTCGTCCAGGGCCTGGTTCAGGCTGTACGCGCTCTCGTCGCTCATGCCCGCCGCCGCGAACTTCTCGTAGTATCCTCCGCTCTGCGGGATTTGGCTGTAATAGGTGAAAGCGTCCTTTACCACCGCCGCCTGCTCCTCGGTCAGGCCCTGGCCGTTTACCCAGCGGGCAAACTCCACCGCCTTCTCCCCGGAGCTGTCGTACTCCTCATTGATGGTGCTGTACTCGTTCTGCGCCTCCAGGAACTGGTCGAATGTCAGCCCCGCCTCCTGGAAGGCGGTGATGTCCTCGGCCCGGCTGCTCACATAGCTGCCGTCGTCCTGTTTCTCCCCGAAGGTGTAGTTGTAAAGCCGGATTTGCTCGTCCTCGGACAACGCCGCGCCCGCGATGGCGTCCCGTTTGGCGTTGGATGCCGCCGCGCCCTTCAGCGCCCCGGCGTCCTTGATGCCCAGCAACGCCGTGGTGACTTCGCCCATATCAGCGTCCATGTCTGCCAGCTCGTCCATCAGCTCCCGCTCCCGGTCACTGGCCATGAGGCCGTAGTAGACGATGCTCTTCCCGTCGCCGGAGATGTCGGCCTCCTGCAGCAGCCTGCGCTCCTGGGCAGCTTCGCTCTCCGTTTCCGTCTTCTCTACGCCCCGCAGCTGCTCCAGCAGTGCATAGGCTTCCTCGCCCGGCACGCCCGCCTCCAGCAGTCCCTGGTACACGGCGGTCTGCTTCGCACCCAGGGTATCAAACCCGCCTTCAATCCAGTCCCGGCCCGTAGGCAGGGAAGTGCGCCCGAAGGTAGATGCCAGCACCGCGTTCCCGACGGCCTGGGCGGGCGTGTCGTTGTAGATGGGATACTGCAGCTCCTGCTCTCCCTCCGCGTTGACGGAATAGCTTCCGCCCTGGATGACGCCCTCGATGCCCTCGTAGATTTTCTTCAGTTGTCCGCCGCCGAATGGAAGGCCCAGGTACACCAGGGGCTTCTCCAGCAGCTCGTCCCGCACCTCCTGCAGGCGTTTCTCCGCGCTCCAGTCCTCATTGGTCAGTGCGTTCCACAGGTTCCCCAGGTTGGGGATGGCGCTGCTGATGGGCACACGCCCGCCGCCCAGCACGCCGCCGATAAAGGGCAGCGTCTCCGCGACGGTTCCGGCCAGGTTGAACCCGGCCTCGGAAAGCCCGGTCTGTTCCACCTCGAAGGAGGGCAGGTTCCCGCTGACGGCACCCACGCCCAGCTCCACCAGGTTGGGCAGCTCGTAGCCGGTCAGGTCTCCCACCGTGTCGTTCAGGATTCCGATGGGGTCAAGGGCCGGTCTGCGTCCGATGACATACTCATACACCTCGTCGAACAGCCACGCCCCCAGGAAGAACTTCAGCAGCGCCGCCGCCAGGGCCGCGATGCCTTTGTCCTTCACGTCCTTGGGCATATCCTTGAAGAGGTAGCTCAACTGGTTGTTGACCTCCAGCTGGAACTGGGTGAACACCTTCGTGATGGGGTTGCTGCGATTGAAGAGCGTGGGTGTGGAACCCTTGCTCCGGTCTGCCATGACACCGGCCACCCAGGCGTCCGCCTCGCTCATGGCCGCGTCCTCGCTCATGTTCTTGCCCAGGTTCTGCCGGTATCTGGCCCGCACCAAGCTATCGGCCACAAAGTGGTCGATATACTCCATGGGCCTGGACGCCGTGGCGGATGCTTTCTGTGCCCAGGTTCGCACCAGCGGGTCGCTGCCGCGCCGGTTGGTCAGGAAGCTGCTCTTGTCCACGATGCCGTCGTCCACCTTGTAGGCTTTCAGGGTGTCCCACATCCCCTTCAGCAGCATCCCTCTGTCCAGCAGCGCGCCGCCCTGGGTCAGGGGGATAAAGTTGGTCAGCCAGCTGGCCGGGTTCACGGCCACCATGTTGGCGGCCACGCGGCCCTCCAGCGCCTTCACCAGGTTGTACATATTCCGCCCCAGGGCTTGCTCCATGTTCCGATCTGCCCGGCTCTTCTTGTTGGCCAGAAGGTTTGTGTACTCCTCCAGCTCCACCACGAAGTTGGACAGGGCAAAGCGGCCCGTCTCATAGATTTTCTCGATGCGGTTCTGCTTGTCCTCCTCCGTCAGGTTGGGGTTGGCCCGTACCTCGTCCACCTGCTTGCGGATGCCCTCGTCCCCGGTTCTGTACCGCGCCTGAGATGCCAGCGCCCGCAGCCGCTGGATGTTGTCGGTCTGGTGGATAACGTCAGCCACGCCCTCGATGTAGCGGTCAAATCCCTCCACCGCGTCGTAGGCGGTGTTGAACCCCAGGCGCTCCTGGGCGTTCCCGAACCACCGGATGCCGGGACGGAACGTGTGGGTCAGTCCGTTGATGGTGGTGGGCAGCGCCGTCACCTCCGTGTCGATGCCCAGGGCCTTGCCGAACTGGGCCAGGATGCCGTCCCCGTTGCCCGGCTGGAAGTGTGGGAAGTAGCCGTTCCGGTAGTTCACCGGCTCGTAGCCGTTGCGCACCCGCACCTCGTTCATCTGCTGGAACAGCTCGTCGTAGATGGTGCGGAACTGGGCCACCGCCGCCCGGATTTTCTCCGCGTCCAGGTTCGGGTTCTCCTCCCACAGGTCGTTCACGATGCCGCGCCAGTCCTCCAGGCTCTTCCCATCCCGTTCCTTCAGGCGGCCACGGCTCTGCTCCAGGATGCGGATGTTGTCCTCCGCCTCTCCCAGCAGCTGCACCGCGTGGGCCTCGGATACTGTGTTGCCCTTGGCCACGTTCCGGGACAGATTCAGCGCCCGCACCCGGTCTCTGTACTGATTCTTCATCCGGTTGGCTGCAGCAGCGGCGTCATGCACCGGCGCGAAGTAGGTCTGGTTGATTTCCTCGGCCAAGGTGGCGTCCTTCACGATGTCCCGGATGTTCCGCTCCATGGTCTCCCTGGAGTACAGGATGCCCGCTCGCTTGTCCTTCCAGTCGTTGGCCGTCTGCAGGTAGCGGTCAGCCTGCTGCCGCAGCGCGGCCTTCCGGCTCTGGTTCCACTGCCGGATAAGCCTGGTCAGGCGCTCGTACTCCAGCTTCGCCTGGTACACCTCTCGGATGCCCTTCACGTTGTCCGTCCGCTCGTTCAGGTGCTCCAGCTCAATCTCGCCCCGCAGCAGCCTGCCCACCTGCACCTGGTCGTGCTGGGTCAGCAGGTTCCGGGCCGCTGTCTTCTCGTAGGTGCGCCGGGCCTGCTTCAGCTGGCCCCACATCTGCGTGACTTCCTCCTGGGTGGTGGGAGGTGCCGCCGCCGTGGTGGCCTGGGTCTCCCGCTCCTGGACATAGCGCCGGACGCGGTTCAGCTCGCTCAATGCGTCGTTCACAGCGGCCTCGAAGTCATGCCGCGCCCACCGGCGGAACTCCGCCGCCTCCGGGCCGTAGTATTCGTCCAGGTTCCGCTCCACCACCTGGAAGGACTGGGCCACGTCCGCGATGTGCTGGAGCTGGTCGGACGGGTTGCTCTGCCGCTCTTCGCTGAAGAACTCCGGCCACATACTCTCCAGCTCCTGGTACACCCGGTCAATGTTCGTCCCGCCCTGGGTGCTGATATTCAGCCGCCCGAAGTTGCTCTTTCGGAAGTCGTTGAAATCCGCAATGTCCGCGCTGTCCTCCGGTGAGATGGTCAGCTTCACCGTCCGCAGGTAGTTGCGCAGCTCCTCGTACTGGTCATAGAACTCCCGATCTACCACCACGCCCTCGTCATAGGCGCGGTCAAACAGCTCGTTGATGGTCTCGCCAGATACGCGGCCCTCCCGCAGGTACTCCAGGGAGATTTCCCGCACGATGTCCCGCAGGTACTCACGCTGCGCATAGCGCGGCACGCTCAACAGGTTGCCCACCTTGGCCGTCAGGTAGCTCTCCGCCCGGCGCAGGTACTGCTGGGCCTTCACCGGCATGGTGCCGATGATGTCCCTGCTCTCTTCCTCCGCCGCCGTGGGAAGCTGTGCTTCCTCCTCCACGCTGTACTGCCGCCCGTAGTCCGTGGGCCACTCGTCCGCGTCCTCCCGCGTCCACCACTGCCATTGCTGGCTGGTCTGTGTCCCGTACCGCTGGTTGATGTACGGCTCCACCTGGGCATGAACCGCCTGGTCTGCCCTCCAGTAATACTCATTTCCCTGCCGGTCATAGGTGTGCCGCAGCACCGGCTCCCCGGTGCCCCACAGCCAGGGGTAGTCCTGGTATGCCTCGTCCCGCATCTGCTGGTATTCCTGGTCGGTGGGGTTGCGCACCACCTCCACGCCGCGCGGCGTGATGAACACCCGCTCGTCCTCCTGGGTGTCCCGCCGCTCCGGCGCGGCGTCTTCCTCTTCGCTGATGGAGAACTTCGCGCCCTCCACGCTGTTCACGGCCTCCATGCGCCGCTGGGTATCTCCCTCCGGGTAGGTGATGGTGGGCACGCCCGCGCCCTCCAGTTCGGAGCGCAGCTCCGCGTCCATGGTGTCCGGCACCACCGCCGCCAGGATTTCGTCCAGCGGCACCGCCCGCTGGGGCTTCGCCTCGAAGTATCCCGCGGGCACGTTGGCCGCCTGGTTGAAGAGGTCAACGATTTGCTGGGCCAGCTCCCGGCTGATGGTGTAGTCCTCCTTGCGGAAGGCCCTCTGCACCGCCGCCGGTGTATGGCGTCCTCTGGCCGCGTCGATCAGGACGCTGCCGATGATGTCCGCCTCTTCCCAGCTGTTGCTGCTGTGTGCCTCATTGGTACTCCGCACCGCCTCGATGACCTGGTTGATGCCTTCGTCCACGTCCTGCAGCAGCGCGTCATACTCCTCCTGGGACAGGTTCTGCAGGCGTCCCTCGTCCGCGTGGATTTCCTCCACGTTCCGGTACTCCGGCGTGGAGACAGCCTGCAGGCCCTTGGCCGTCGCGCCCCACAGGCCCTCGCCCCTGGCCTCCTGGGTGGTGCTCATGGCCTTCACCAGGTTCTCCAGGGTGTAGGGATAGTGCAGCTGCTGGAAGCTCCGGCTCCGTCCATCGGACGTGAATGGGTCTCTGCCGTTGTAGATGCCCGGCTCACCCAGCAGCCCGTCCAGCTGCTGCAGCGTCCAGTCTGCCACAGCCTGCTTGTCCACCGCCGCCTCCAGGGCGTCCCTGGTGGCGTAGAAGTCCACCTCGTCCGTGGTGGCTCCGCTGTCCCGGAAGAAGTCCCAGGCGTTTCGGATAAAATCCTCCGCACGCGCATCGCTGATTTTCTCCCGCTGTTTTGCAATGCGGGTCTCTCGCAGCTCCGGTTTCTTGTTCAACCGCCACTCGTTGCGTGCAGTCCAGTGCTCCATGATAACGTCCTTGGCCGTCTCAATTTCCTCGTTGGTCAGGCGCTCCCCGGTCATAAGGTTGGCGGCCAGCCGCGCAACCTCCTGCTCGCCCACCCGGTCAATATAGGCATCCAGGCTTTCGTTGCCGAAGCTGTCGAACTGTTTTGCCTTCATCACCGGCTCCACGTTCCGGCCCTGCTCGGCCAGGTATGCCGCCTGTACCGCTTTGTCGTTGGTCGTCCGCCGGACGATTTCCCCCATGTCCAGGTCGGTGCCGTCTCCGGTAAAGCCCAGGTAACCCAGGATTCCACCCCGGCTGAAGGTGCCGCCCGCCACGTTGGCGGAAAGCTGCTCCACCCGGTCTTCAAATGCCCGCTGTACCTGGTAGTCGATGGGGTAGTCCACCCTGGGCGCGGTGGGCGTCCAGGCGTCCCCGCCATAGACGCGGTTCCGGCTGTCTGCCTGGGGGCCAATGGTGTCCTTCCCGAAGACCATCGTGATTTCCCCGTAGTTGTCATGCTGCATCTGGTCTCGGATGACGGCGATGGAGGGCATGGGGAACCCGCCCAGGCGCAGCGTGCTGCGCAGCTTGTCCTCCGTCAGGTTGTGCAGGGCCAGCAGGTCACGGGTCTGCTCCACCGGCTCGCTCATGGAGAACTGCCGCTTCTCCGGCAGGGCGTCCCACATCCCGTACTCGCTGCCCAGCTCCTGCATGGTCTCCGCAAACACCGTCCGCTCGTCTCCGGTGTTGGGCATGGTCTCCCGCCGCTGCTCCGGCGTCATCTGCCGCCTGGCGGTCACGTCCCGCGCCTCGATTTCCCCGGCGGTGTTCTCGTACATATCGAAGCTGTTGCCCCACTCGCCGTCTCCCAGGTTGTTCAGCATCCGCAGCTGGTTCTCGTAGTTTGCCAGCTCCTCCTCGCACCGGGCAATTTCCGCCGCGAAGGGGGAATCCTTCTTGAACTCCTCCAGGGCCTTCCAGTGCTCGTCCAGGGTGATTTCCCCGGACACCACCCGGTTCATGCTCTCCCGGACGTACTCCGGGTATCCGATGTCCTGCAGCCACAGGTCAAGGTTCTGCCGCGCTCCGGCCACCGTGTCGATGACCTGCTGCCGCACCGCCTGCCAGCCCTCCGGGCTTGCCCCGCCGGTGAAGCCCTCGGCCCGCTGGATGGCGTGCTGGATTTCATGCACCAGCGTGTCCTCCGGGGCGCTGCGCAGGCTCTCGTCCAGAACGATGTCCTGGCCGTCGAAGGTGCCCCGCGTCCCTTCAGGCAGGCGCGTGAACCGCAGGCCCGCCTGGCGCAGCTGGGGATAGTTTTGATAAAGCTCGTCATGGCGCACGAAGTCAGGCAGCCGCAGGGTCTGCTGCTCCTCCGCCCGGCCAGCGCCGTGTCCCTCTTCCAGCAGCTGCCGCAGCTCGTTCTGCTCGTCCATGGTAATGCTTCCGTCGATGAACTTCCCCTCCAGCTCCCGGAAGCGGGCATACTCCGCCCGGTCTTCCCGCCGCAGGTCTCCCCACCGGCTGTACTCCATGCCGCTGTCGTCGATTTCAAAACGCCATTTTCCGTCCGCGCCGGTGTACCAGCCGGTCTCCCGGAAGATGGTGTCCATGGCCACGCCCTGCCGCTCCATCTCCTGGGCGTGGTTCAGCGCATCCAGATCTGCAGCGTTGGCGTTCCGCCCGCCGAAGCTGTACCGCCACCCGCCGCCGTCCTCCTGCTGCTGGGTGGTATCCACCACCTGGTCAAAGGGTACGCCCTGGATGTTGACATTCTGCCGGTTGTAGGATATACTGCCCATAGAACCACTTCTCTGCAGTTCGATAGGCATTTGGAAGCCTATCGTCCGAAGCAGCGGAATGGTTCTATTTTTATCTGCATGAAGAATATCACTGTTCTGCACGTACCAGACTGGATTGCTGTCTTTGGTATAAGAGCTGGTGACTTTCTGCATATCGTCGATGGCCAGGCCGTTTTCCACAGGGCGCAAGTCCAGAACGGCCAGCACCGGCTGTCCGTTCTCCGCCCGCACGGTTCCGAAGAGAACCAGGCGGGTGTTTTGCTGCCCGCCCCGGCCCACGTTCCGGCTCTTCAGCACCAGCACCGGGTCGTCCAGGATTTCGGGAATACGCTTGATTTCCGCCAGGGTCATCTCCGGGTGCTGCTGCAGGATGGTGTTCACCTTCTCGCTGCGCAGGTAGATGTCCTGCTCCATGGCCCCCAGGCCCTGCAGCACGTCCCCGGTGGAACCCAGGATGAACACCTCTCCGTCCGGCCTGCCCTGGGCGTCCCATTCGTCGATGTCCCGCTCGTAGTTCTCGTCGATGCTGTACTGCTCCAGCATCTCCTCTCCGGCAAGGCCCTCTTCCTCCATGATGGCGTCCAGGGCCGCGTCGAACTCCTCCTCGGTGATGCGCCCGGCGGCGTAGTCCTCCCGTAGGCCCTCCAGGGCGTCCTGGGCTTCGCTCCGGCGGCGCTGGGCCTCCGGGTCAGGCTCGGACACCGGCTGCCTCCGCCGCCCCTCCTGGGCCTCCTGGGCAGCCTCCGGCTCGGCCCGCCGGGTCTCCTCGGCTGGCCGTGTCTGCTGTTCCTGCACCTGGGCCGTCCCGCCGCCCTCCATAATGGGCGGGCCGGTGGTCTGCTGGGTGCTCTGCCCGGCAGCGGGCGCTGCCTGCTGCGTCTGCTGGTTGAAGCTGGTCTGTGTCTGCTGCAGGGCGCGGGCGTAGGTATCCCGTGCCTGGGTGAGGAAGGCCCGCTCCTGGGCGCTGGCGTTGCCCAGTTTGGCCAGCAGCTGGTTCAGCCAGGACAGGATGCGCTGGCCCAGGCTCCGGTTCTGCTGCGTCAGCTCCCGGATGCTCTGCTCGTCCGTCAGCAGAGACCGCTCCACGTAGTTGGCCACGATTTCCTGGTCGATGGCCTTCTGGCTGGGCAGGCGTGCCCCTCTTCTGGCGTACAGCTCCGCCTTCTCCCGGCGCAGCTGCTCCAGGTTGCCGCCGGTCTGCTGGATGCGGTTCAGCACCAGCTCGGAGAGGTCGGCGTAGGCGTCCGCAGTCTCCACGCTGTGGGTCAGCTCGTGGCTGACGATTTGCGCCACCGGGTTTCGGCTCCGGCTGTTGACGTAGATGGTGTCCTCGTCCAGATCATAGTAGCCATTGGCCGCGCCGGACGGGTCTCCGGCCTCTCTGGTTCTCCCGTCGTAGAAGCGGATGTTCCGGCCAAGGATGTCGGAGAGGCGCTGGACGGTCTGGATGTTCTCCTCCCGTGCCCCTGCCTGGATGCCGCTGCGCTCCAGATCGGTGCTGGCCCGCTCCAGGCGCTGCTGCACCTCCAGCTGCTCCGCCGTGGGCAGCATCCCCGGCTCGGTGGTGGTGTCCACCGCCGCGTCTGTCTGCACCTCCGCCGCCTGCTGGTTCTGGTTCTCCAGGTCTTCGGCGGTGGGCAGCACGACGCCTTCCGTCTGCTGCACGCCGGTGTCGCTCCCGGTCTCCACATCGGTCTCCGTGCTGGTGGAGAAGTTGTTGATGGCCTGCTTCACCGCCTCCCGCCGCTGCCTCTGGTTCATGCTGTCGGTCAGGTTCAGCCCCGCCTGGGCGGTGAGGGTGTTGACCGCGTTGACGTTCTCCAGGATGCTCCGGGCGGTTCCGTTCCGCACGCTGCCGCGCTCGTCCAGCTCCTGGCGTGCCCGCTGCAGCAGCTCCGCGCCCTGCTGCTCGGCGTCGATGGCGCGGATGTTAGCCCGGTACAGGCTCCCCAGCTGGTAGGTGCCGGGCGTCTTTCCCTGTTCCATCTGCTGCTGCAGTCGCACAGCCTCCTGGTAGCTCCGGGTGGACGGGTCACTGGCCAGGCCCTCCTGGATGATGGCCTGCAGGTCTCCCTCCTCCAGGTTCATGCGGTTCAGCGCCCGCCCGGTGTTGTAGGTGGATACGGCGTTTCCCACGCTGGCACCGCCAGACATGACGCCGCCGGAGATAGCGCCGCCCAGGAAGTCCAGGCCCATCTGTGCCGCCTGGTCTGCCACGGCCTTTCCCATGGCCTCCTCCCTCGTCATGCCCTGCTCCATGTAGGCGTCGATGGAGGTCTGCCACTCGCTCTTGTCCTTTGCGATCAGGATGTCCGCGAACAGGTTGATGGTGTCGCTGGCCACCTCCTCGCTGCCCTCGGTGAAGGCGTTGCCCAGGATGTACTTCAGCGCGCCCTTCTCCCAGTCCGCGTTGAACAGCCTATCCAGGCTCACTTTCTCGGTGATGATTTCCGCCGCACCCGCGATGGTGCCCAGGGCAAACGCCTGGCCGTCGGAGAGGCCCCGGTCTTTTGCGTCGATGGTGGTGTCCGCCGCCGCGCCGGTGCCCATGATGGCCAGCGCCACCGCCTGGTTCCCGCCGGACACCGCCGTGTTGAAGAGGAAGTCCGCCATGCTCATGCCGGTGTTGTAGGCGAAGCTGCCCACGCCGCCCCACTTGTCCTCCACGATGGTGCCCACTTCGTCCCGGATGGCGCTGTTCATGTAGCTGAACTTGTTATATCCGGCGTTCTGGTCGATTTTCCTGTCCTCCAGGTAGTCCGCCGCCTGTCCCAGGTAGCTCAACCCCTTCAAGGGAGATGTTATAACGCTGAACACGGAAGAGGCAACAGGGCTTTCCTTGGCATATTCAGCCCATGCCTGCTCGTCCGCCTGGCGCTGCCGGTAGTTTAGGTCTCCCGTCAGGTAGTCGATGTACCCGTAGGCGGTGCTGTGCTCGGTATCGCCCCGCGCGGTGTCCTGGGCGTACAGATAGTTGAAGATGGCGATTTCCTCGTCGGTCATCTGCTTCCGCTCGCTGTTGTCCAGGCCCAGGAAGGAGGCATTGGTCTGGATGTCATTCACCATCTGGTGGCCCATGGCCTCCTCGTTGCGGTTGATGATGTCGTAGTTGATGTCGTCGAAGCCGGTCTCGGTGTACATTCCAGACCAGGCGTTGAACTCCGGCTCCTGGCCGTTGGCAGTGCTCCGGTACTGGCTCAACTCCGCGAAGTCCTCCGCCTGGGTCAGATCGGCGTAGCGGAAATACTGTGACCACTCCAGCTCCTCCTGCAGCAGCGTCTTGGTGGCCTCCAGGTCTTCCACCTGGGCGTCGTAGGCTGCTGCCTGCTCCGGGTTGCTCCGCTTCACCCGCTTGCTCTCCGCCTTCAGCTCCTCGATCTGCGCGTCCGTGTTCACGATGTCCTGCTGGATGGCGTCCTGGCTGCGGATGGTGCTCCTCCAGGCGCTGTACTGCTCCTGCTGGCTGCCCACATACTGGTTGTATGCCTCCGCCGCCTGGTTGTAGGTGTTCAGCAGCGGCTCGTACTCGCTGTACAGGTTGTTGAAGGTCTCCGCCGCCGCGCTGTACTCCTGGTTCGCCCGCTCGTAGTTGGCGGAAGCCCGCTCGAACAGGCTCCCCCAGGTGGGGTCTTGGTTCTGCAGGAAGGTCTCATAGATGCTCTGCGCCTGCTGGCCATAGAACTGGGCGCTCTTCTCCAGCTCCGTCATGGCGCTGTATGCACCCTCCAGCTCGGTCTTCTTGGCGTTCATGGCGCTCTGCGCCGTCCGGGCCGCGCTCTCCAGGCGCTGGCTCTCCGCGCCGAAGTCCGGCATGGAGTAGAAGCCCCCCGCCGTCGTCCGCCGCTGGGTAGTGGTTGCCGTCCGGCTGCCGCCGCTGTCCCGGTTGAAGCGGTTCTGGAAAAGGCTCGAAGCGGAGGGGGTGGTGCTCACCCCGCTCCGCTGCGTGTCCGTCAGCCCACGGAAGCTCTGCGGAAGCTGCACGCCGGTGGCCCGCTCCACCGTCTCGCCGCTCCTGGCCCGGTCGATGGCCTGGCTCAATACGCTCCCGCCGCCCGTCCGGCTGCTGGTCTGTGTGGTTCTGGCGCTGCTGGTTCCCTGGGTTCCGGTGGGCCGCCCTGCCTTCTGCAGGCCGGTGCTTCCGCTGGTCTGTCCCGCCGTCCGGTTCCGGTTGGCGTCGATGGCGTCGCTCAATCTGCTCATGGTCTCTCCTCCTTACGGCGTGGGCAGGAAGGGGGCCAGCGTCAGCCCGCCCGCC